TTGTAAAAAGTCTTTATCAGCAGACATAATTACTACTTCACCTGGTAGGTGAGTAGATAGATACCCTATAACATCGTCTGCTTCTATTTTATCAATGGCAACTAAATTAATAGGAAGTTGTTGTAAATAATCAATTAATCTAACAATTTGATTTTCAATTGATTCAGATTCTTCTTCTCTATTATTAAAAGTATCCCAGTGGGTAACTTTAATAAGTTTTCTATTTGCTTTATATTCAGGATAAAGGTATTTTCTATTTGTAGTACTACCTGCTCCTTCAAAGCATAAAATAACTCTTGTTGGTTTAATATGATTAATTGCAAAACCTATTGATTTTAAAAAACCAGTAAGTCCTCCTATATGATGCCCTTGATAATTAAGGTGCTGTATCATAGTAAAACACCTTAAAAAGGTGTTCATTGAATCTATCAAGAGCACCTTGCTGTTTAAATGCAAGGGCTCTTGTTTTGATTCTTTTATATTGTCAAGTAGGGATTTAAAAAATGCTTTATTGCTCATTTGTTTCAAGTTCAGTTGGTTCATTGTCAAATATGTCTCTGATATCTTCTTCCATTTCTCTTTCTTCTACAATATCAAAGTCTTTAGTACCAAGAACTTGAAGCCATTCAGCTGAGTGAGCTTTTTTATACTCGTCAACTGCTTTTTTATCATCTTCAATAAAACCATGAACTGTCATAATTGCAGCTCCTTTACTTGTAACACCAGTAATATGATTTTTATCACAACTGATTTTAGTTCGTTTAGCAAACTCTACATCCTTACCATTTTTAGTTGCTTTAATTTTATTAGTACCACTATTAGTAACGTTACCAAAAGTAATAACTAATGAAGAATCAAAGAACATAGTGTCACCACCCTTATTTTTCATTTTGGGTTGTTCCATTGGTGAATTAGGTTTTGCTACCCATATTTTGTTAACAGCAACTAATGTATTAGTGTATGGTTGGTTTTCCTTACGTGATAATACAACTTGTTGATTAATAAAGTTTCCGAATTGCTGAGACATAGCACCTGCATTCCACTCATTATTGTTCTTGTTTGATTCAATACTTAATCTACAAGGAATAGATCCTACTGAATCCCAGAAGAAACATAAGTTGTAAGGCAAAGCACCTGTTTTTTGTTCATGTAACAAATCAGCGATAAATGCAGCTACATCTTCAATAGTATTTAAAGCACCTCTATCTGTGTAGATAAAAAATCCTTTATAGTCTACTACTTCACCTGTTTTTTCATCAACTACAGGTTCAATTTCAAATCCCATTTGTTGAGCATGATCCCAGTTCCATTTCATCTCAGTGATGATGAATACTGGTAGCACTCCCATTTTTTGTGCCGCTACGGCAGCTTCAAGTAATGCTGTTGTTTTACCTGTATCCGAGTGGCCACGTAACAATGTTATATGGCCCATCGGAATACCAGGAATAGACAAAGTATCTTGAAAAGCTTTGGATAAAGGAATCCATGTTTGTGGTTTAAACTTAACAGGTTGAGATAAAAACTTTGCGGTTTTAAATTTCTCTAAATCAAAAGTACCTTTTATTGCCTTTGATACTGATGAAGTTAAACTTTCTTCTTTTTTAGATTTTGCCATAATTATTATTCTTCGTCTTTAAATAAATCGTCGAATTCTTCTTCATCGAAATCTTTTTTCTTCTTAACATTCAACTGAAGACCAGGTGTTTGTTTTGAAGGAGCAGGTGCTACTGCTTCCTCTTCTTCATCGGTATCTTCCGCTTCAGGGTTTAACCATTCTTGAAGAGTTTTTTTCATTTCGTCGAACTCGTACTTTTTATATAACGACATAACATCTGGCTGTTCAGCTAACCAAGTTTTAATTTGGCCGTTGTCATCACTCAATGCTGAGGTTTTTGTACGTACACGAATAGATGATTTGTTAAACTTAGTACCTGTAACTTCAGGTCCAACTGTATCAACGATAAAGTCACGACCATCCATAACATCAGTATAGTCTCCGATATCTTCATCTTCAGCCATACTTAACAAATCAAGATACATTTCTTTACCAAATTCCCAAAGGCGAACACCTTTGTCTTCTTCATTACGCACAATAACAGGTGCGAAAATACGAAGTTTTGGTTCTAATTTTTTGGCCAATGACCAGTTTGCCTTATCACTTGTTTTACGCAATTGAGCTGCGAATTCAACGATAGGGTCTTTTTCACCGAAGTTAGTTAAAGCAATCATCATTCTGTTCCCGATGTTATAGTGAATATACACCTCACGGAACGGATTAGCTTTATCAAACTTAGACGGCACAATGCGGATCGTAGCTTTACCTACGGTCGGACGCCAGAAATTTTTAGCACGCTCTTCTTTGTTGTTAGAGCCGCCTTTCGTCTTCTGAAGCGAATTGAGACGCGATTTGATTGTTTTTAAATCCATATAACTTATTTTATGTTTTACTAAATGTAAGAAGGAAACTTACGGTTTCCAAAGATATCCTAAGACTTCGTTATAAAATTCTCTAGCATGTTTGTTCACATCAGCATACCAGTAATTATTTCGAAAATGGTCTGTTAATTCCATTCCATCAACATCGGTAAAGACTAAAGTTTATGTCTTTATAAATTTCAAAACCTAATTCCATAAAATTAATTTAAATTTACTATCTGATGTATTTTAGTGTCTAATCGTTTAAAATCATCGCCGCGAGTAAGTAATATACAGTTGCGATAATCATTCCAATTAATAACGTAGCTACTATCCATGATTCCACCATTCAATGATTTAATCAGGGCATTCAAAGCATTAATTGTATATAATGTATTGCTTTCTTTCTTTCTATGTAATAATATAGTACCAGGGAGAATGTCGTTCGTAACATTGAACGAGTCTACATTATACGTACACACATACTCCTCAGTTGATGGAACATGAAGAACAAATATCTTATTAAATAAAATTTGATACTTGCGTTTAACGTCTTCAAGAACTAATGGGAGATTTTCTTGTGTAGTAAAGGTACAAAATAACTTATTTGCCAAATCTTCAAAATTTAGTCTATTATCCATAAATATTGCAATTAGTTTAAAACCCCATAATTATCACCTGTTTTCATCTTAGTGGGGAATCCAAGATTTTCAAGCATGTTTTTAATATCCGTTAATAATTTTTTACCATCCTTACGAGACACGTCCAGTAGAAATGAATCGTAAGTATATAATACTATTTTTGTTTGTTTATCTTTTAAATAATCAAATACTAATTTCAGTGTTTGAACGTTATAATATGTTTCGTATGACTGAATAATATAACTGAGTATTTTATTTTTATTGGGATTCTCGATTCGCGAAGCAGGAATCTTAGTCATTACTAAATCTAAAGCACCATCATTTGTAAATTCATTCCACTTATGATTTAGATATTCATCTAATTTAGCAAAAAATGGTTCATGGATATGTTCCTTCCTAATTCCACCATACAAATTTTGAAACATTACCTCTTTAGGTATTTCATCATATGGATTGGTTTTCCATTCATATCCAATAATTTTTGCGATAATACGTGGGTGATAAGCGCTATAATCGAATTCAACAAAATAGTCATTTGTTGGTGTAAACGTCTCGCGAGCGCCGTTATCCTTGTTTAAAGCGCTGAAATTGATATTGTTAAACGCATTTGTTGGGCGGGTGGTTTGGTTATATAAATTAAAATAACCATGTATTTTTCCATCATTTACTGAGTAAGTAGCCCAATTAAATTCAAAATATTTTCTAAGTAATTTTTCATCAAAACCAATACCTTGTTTTTCTATATTATAAAATACATCAGTATAATCATTATTTAAATATTCGTTTGGCATTAAACCTAAACACCAAGATATATTATTAAATATTGCTTCCTGTTTTTCATAGTGTTTAGAAATAGGAATAATACTGTTAATATTTTTTAAATGGAAAAATTTGTTATAAAAATAGTCATGTAATGTAGTATTGAATGCTTCTTCTTTAAGAGCATCAGGTAACATAAAATTAACGTCTATAATAGGTAATTCATCACCTATAAGGTATTTAGTTGCCTTCTTATCTAACGTATATATACGTTCATGTTTTTTAGTAAGATAATCTAGTACTGATTGTAGTGGTAATTTAAATGCCTCACTGTGATTAATAGTAAATAAATAACCCTTAGATGTAGGACATTTATAGTATATCAAGCATGTTTCACTCAGCTTAGGATGAAAATTATCATTAAGCGGAACAATGTTAATAAAGCAGTTTGTGCAATCAGTATGTAGTCGACTGAGTTGATCTTCAGTCTCAATAATATAAAACATAACCTTTGTTTCTGTAAATATAAGACTATAATCTTAAACCTCCAAAACTCGCTATATTTTGAGTTCGAAGTTCTTTTAATGTCTTATCTAATAGCAATGAAATAGAACCGGCCACTGTAGTGTTTGATGGTTTTAAAAATACATTTTTAGATTGAGCGGATGTAGCACCATCAAGAATATCACCATTTCCTCTAACATGATAGTAACCAACATATTCTTTATCATTGTATTTGAATACTAATTCGTTACCACTTGTATATTGTCCAGAAATAACTTCTAGAGATTCTAAAACAGCGAATTGAGTAGGATTCGAAAAGAATTTTTCAATACTAGGGAAAGTTTTAGCTTTTGTGGCTAATATTCTTTCATTAGTATTAATTATACCAGCACGAGGAAACTCTTTATTTTCCCTGTTATCAAGTAAGGGACCAGTAATCTGCCAAAATATAGATGTTACAGACCACATTAAATAATTGTAAATACCGCTTTGATATAGTAAATCATTATAAGTAGTTCTATCAATCTCTATGAATATGGAATTAGGAGAATTTCTTCTTTTAGCTACATAACGAGTAAAATATCCTCTATTATAGTCTTGAGGAGTTGGTTTTGGAAAGAATGGTTGAGGTTCTTTCAAAGTACCTATTACTGAATTAGAAGAGCCTGCTCTTGATTTTGATAATGATGAATATATTTCGTTATTTAATTCTACGGGAATTTGAGGGTTAGATCCTATATTACTTATAGGTTCTAATGATTCAGAAGGTCCCTCCATAGGGTTTTTTCCCGTTTTATATTTTCCATCATAAGTTTCATAGTAATATCCTACATATGGTTCTTTACTGTCTGCATTAACAAACTTATCCCCATTTGTGTATTTATTATCTACTACTCTATTTTTTGGAAAATACTTAGCCATTATCCTAGATATTGTTCTATTTGTGATTTATAAGCTTTTAATATAGAAGTAGGTATATCGTAGTGTCCTATTGTTGTTTTTGTTATTGCTACTTTACCAGTACCTGCATCTACTAAGTTTTTAATAGGTCCGTATAGTTGTCCTTTAGAATCAACCCCTCCATAATAAGCAGCACCACCCCAAACAGCAGTATTGTAATATAAATACTGGGCGGTACCACCTCTATTTTTAATAGCATTAACTGCTCTTACTAAATTACCTGAAGGAACAGGATCCATCATTATAAAGTTTTTAAGTTCTCTTCCACTACTCTGTAAAGCGGATAATACACTAGCTGTATTGTTTCCACTTCCTGAATAAATACCTATATTTAATGATTTTACAGTTAAGCCTGCTTTAGTTAATAATTCTTCGTATTCTCTTTTAACACTTGAATAAGAAGTAGTCCATGTTGTTGGAAATACTAAAACATATTTATCAAACCAATCAGGAGCAGCCGCTGTAACTTTTTGTGGCATATAATCTCTACCTACTTTTCCTCCAACGTTAATACCAGGATAAAATATAAACACATCAACTGCTTTGTTAGTTGTTTTTGGTAAAAAGGTATAAGTATTTGTTGTAGTATTTTTACCTGAATTTGGTACTTGTATTCTATCTGTATTAGCAGCCTCATTTGCTTGTACTGTAGGATCTGTTGTTTGTCTTGGTGTAGTTCCTCCTGTAGCTGCTGCGGGAGCAGGGGCTGGTCTTTGAGGTAATGGATCTATTTTAACTACGCTAGCTTTAACTGCTTTAGATAAGTTTATACTTTGACCTGAAATGGTAGTTAACCATCTATTATTTTCAACTTTATTTTCTATTTTTCTAACTATGAATCCTAACTTAGTTGTACCACCCCCTCCTATCTTTTCTTGATATGATAAAGGTAAACGTTCAGGAGGAATTACAAATGTTTGATTTACTAATATTCCTGATATTCCATCCATTGTAATGGACATTTCTAAAGGTATCAAAGAAACAGCCGTGGTATCATTTAAATTTGCCTTAATAGCTAATAACTTTTCATTTAGTAATTTTCTAGCTCCCTCAATATCTGATTCGCTATATTTAAAGTTTTGATATACTCCTTTTATGTGACGAGATAATTGATCATCAGGAGATTCAGCCTGTCCTCCTTCTGTGGGTGCTGCGGGAGCAGCATTAGTTGCATTATTACTTCCTTCTTGTGAATCTGTAGAATCTACCCTTGTAGGCATTATTCTATCTTCAACAAATTCATTCCATTTACCCACAGCACTAGCATCTATACCTGCTTGCTTTTTGCTTACATTTCCTGCTTGAGCACTAATTATTATCATTTGTGCTAACTTAGGAGATATTTTAGACTGAAAGCTATAATTTTGAACAATTGAACTTAAACCAATTACATCAATAACTGCTGGTGATGGTTCTTCTAATCTTTGTTCATCTAATAATTGTATACAATAAGCTTCATCATTGAAAGATACTCTAAATTCATTAACTCCTCCTAACGAATTATTAATATCAGAAAGAATTTCATTTAAAAATTTATCTAATTTAACTAATTTATCAGGAGATGTACCTGCTAAAGAATCCATTTTTCCCACAATATATTCTATATTTAAAAGAACATTCATGAGAAAAGCTTTATTATTTGACTCGTAAAATTTATTACTAGTTTCAGATATTTTTTTACTTAATATATCAGCTCCGGGGTCGTATTTGTTATCTGCTTGAATTTGGGAATAGGTAGGTTTTAAAACTTCTTTTCCGTCTATATTAACACCACCAAATAGAAATCTGTTTAAATCAGTTCCACTAGCTATATTAACTAAGCAAACGTTAGGGTCTATAGATACAGACCAAGGATAAGCAAAACAAAGATTTGTTAAATTATTAAAATCTAGATAAACAAAAGGTCTAGTTGAGTCTGCTTTATTATCACCTTTAGAACTATTATAAATCATTCCTGAACACTGAAGTATGGCTAGGAAATATCCAAAAGGAATATAAACTTTAGGTAATTGGTCTTTTGTAGTAGCAGTTGAATTAGTATCCCCCTGTTCAGGATTAGTTACAAAAGCAATAGTATAATATCTAAATAAGTTAGGATTAATTGTAGGTATTTTACTAGTAAGAGAAGGATCTGCGATTGCTGCAGCATTATTTCCTTTTAACGCTAAAACATTACCTGTAAGTCCACCTGCTGTCTTTAAAAAGTTATATGCTGTATTTGAAGTAAAAATATTATTAGTTAAAGTTGGAGTAGTAGTTGATCTAATAGCACTATCACCTCCACCACCAGCAGCAGGGTTGGTTACTTGTTGTGTTGATAAGGCATTTTCATATATAGAATATAAATGTCTATGAATTACAGAATTATTTCTTGAAGCAATTACTCCTGGTAATATTTGTTTTTCTAAACTTTGTAATGCTGCTTGAGCACCAGCTTCTATTAGTTGTTGTGGAGTTATTGTTGTAGTTCCTCCTTCAGGAGCAGGTGATGGAGAAGGTGATGGAGCAGGTGCAGATGCTGCTTGAACTGCTTCTTGATTTTGTCTTAAAAATTCTTGATATATAGGAAGATTAGATGGATTAAGAGGATTTGTAGTATCAGAAGTTGAATAATTTATATTAATAGATTCAACTACAGATCCAGGTCCTATAACTTTTAAATCAATATCATAACTTCCATCATTATTAGATGTCCAAGAATAATTAGTTACTGTACCAAAGATAGCATCATAGTTTCCAGATGTTGCTTTTCTTTGAGATGTAATTTGAGCAGCAACCTGTTCTTTATCTTTAAGACTAAAAATATCTAAAGTCTTTATGTTTGTTTCAAGTTTTCCCTCATTATTGATATAAGGAATATGACCAAACTCAGCTATAAGAGATAATCCTAAATGGCAATATAAAGTCTCAATTATATTAAATTGTTCAAGATCAAATGCCTTAATTTTAATGTTTGCTGTTTTCAAAGCACCATAAGGGCCGTCAGCACTAATATTAAATGATGTTATACCAGGCATGGGTTTTAAGCCCATACCAAGATCAGATGTTGAAAATCCTACACCATATGCTTTATCTTGTCCTATTCCACTTCTTAATACTGAACCATTATTTAATTTAGCATTAGCATATACAACACCTCCTTGCAAAACATATTTTTTAGCTAAAATATCTCCTGCACCATATTTGGCAGCTAAAGGATT